CATCAACCGATTCCAACTTAGGATTTCAGGAATCATCTTCTCACTATGCTGTCACTATCCAACTTTTTGTCTGTACTTAAAGTGGTGTACAAAGCATTCAATCTATACCGCCAGCTCGGGATAAAAACTCGTTACCCCATCCTCTTTTTCCTTTCCATAGCTGGAAGTGTAGGCTTTTACCACAACAGATTTCAAATTGGTCGTTTCATTTTGGAACATGTGTTTAACAGAGTAGTGAGGAGAAATCCAAGGGTCACCTTGGACAGAAGGTCATTCCGGGAACATGCAGAAGAAGCTAAGAGGAAAGGGAGTAAACCAACTCCGCTCCACAGCCATCCTGTGTCCTCTCAGATCCGGAAGATCTTCTACACCTTTCTTCGCTCAGCTACCAGCGCAATGAGTCTAAACATTGGATTCTTGCAACCTGGAAGCAGAGATGAGAAGATGGAGCTTGGAGATAACACGATCACGTATTCAAACGAATACCATTGGGCCGTTGATACAATGATAGCGCCCAAGAGGTACCCCAAGACCCCTGATCTGGAAGTGATAGTTGATACTGACTATTACATTGATATGAGAAGATATCTGGCTGACCCCAGAATTGTCTTCCTGTACACCTTCCAGCCCAGCCAGCCTGCAGGATCAACTGCTGAATACACGTATTATTTCACCCCTGAGAATGAGGTTCATTACAGATTGACAACCGGCGATGTGTTCAAGCATCGTGTTACCAACTGGTCCTCAGGCTCTCTATTCCAAGCCACTTCATGGAGGAAAGGAACCATGTATTACGTCGAGACAGTTTCATTGTCTGAGGACAGGAAGATCATAATTCTTGTTCCAGCCTTAACATTTGGACTGTTGGGCCGGACAATCATTGCATTGTTCGGGAGCATACTTGGATTTGACCAGGAGATAATGGATTATGCACCGATCCAGTCTAATGGACAATACACCTATGCTGTGATAGCTACGCCAGAGAACATTTCCATAAGTTCTGTTGTTCACAAGAAAGCACTTGCACCAAACACCTACACCAGGCGTCAGTTCTCAGACGCCTACAACATAGCAAGGAGAGACAATGCGACAGCATCGTCACTAGTGAGCATCGTTGGAAGTGCGCCAAAAGCTACGCAGCTCTTTGAGTATATGAAGGCCTTCCCCGTAGGGCCGGAGAAACCCATGTTCGGTGACGTTACAGTGGGTACTTCCAATGGAAGTATCTACACTGTAGTCACTGAAGCAGATACTGATAATGAACCAGGGACTATGCTCCCAATCAGTACTCCATTGCCGCCACAAGTTCCCATCCTCGGAGAACATGGGGCCCTTAGTGCAATTTCACGACTTGAAGAAGGACGCCAGATAACAGCAGACACTGGCAAGCCAAGCATTGTAGAAAGTTATAAGGATTATGCCACAGAGTTCGCGACCCTGTTGGTTGACCTTAACGGTGGTAAGTTGACTCCGCTTTCTCCATTGGAAGTTGAGGAGGCTCTGGATCTTCCTAAGCACAAGAAACAGAGGCTCAATGATATTCCAACTTATACCGTTCAGACAGTTAGGGCCAATCTCTTTCCCAAGAATGAGTCCTATCCGAAGATAGCTGCTGCCCGCCCGATAGTCGATTTTGACGTACAGTTCAAGCATTTGCATTCCAGTTTCACTCTGGCTCTTGCAAAGTTATTGAAGAAGACAAGATGGTACGCTTTTGGTACCAGTCCAAAGGAATTAGTGGACCGTATTGTGGAGTCTGTGATGACCTGGACAACGCTGGAAGAGACCGATTTCAGCAAGTATGATTCTACTCTAGCTCTGATGCGCGAGCTTGAGAGGGCCATGCTTGTTGTACTTTTCCACGATCCAAAGAAAGTGCTCAGAGTTTGGGAGAAACAACTCAAACTAAAGGTCACAGTTAAAGACTTCACTACAAAGTACGGACATTATACCTCAGAGGGTGAGAGACATTCTGGCTCTCCCGAGACTTCAGGTCTTAACTCACTGGACAATGCATTGGTCAGCTACATAACCTTCAGGCTTATGGGGCGTAGACCAGCTCTTGCTTTCTCTTCGCTTGGATTTTACGGTGGTGATGATGGAATTGTGGGAGATATAGATAGGACAATACTTGAGCAGGTTGCTAGTAACATTGGTACTAAGCTCAAGTGTCAGACAAGGAAGAAAGGCGAGCCATTCTCTTTCCTAGGCCGTTATCTTAACGCCTGGGATGGTTCACCCTATTCCTGTTATGATCCTGTCAGGTGTCTCTCAAAGATTGGATATCACGAGGGCAAGAATGAGGTCCTCACTCCTGCGGAGATCCTGGGAAGGAAGCTTTCGGCACTGAACATTACTGACATGAATA